CATCTATAAAATATTCAGATGGGAATTGATATTTTTTAAGTACAGTTCCTTCAGCTATTAAAAAATAATCTTTAATATTTGCAGTTGTTAATGGAATGTATCTTACCAACTCATCGTTTATTTGAGGTAATTGATTATCGTTTAAATCATATACAATAAACTCAATAGCATCTTTTTCGCCAAATCCAAAGAAGGACTCAAGGTTACCTTCTTCAAATATTTTTCTATCGTTTGAAGATATTCTATATCCCTGATTATTTAATATTTCCTTAAATGTTTTTATTGCCATGACAACTTATTTCTTTTACTCATTTGCTTATCATATACATAGTAACAATATTGTTTTCCTACATTATGAATAAGTTTACCTATCCAATTATCTTTTGGTAATGTACCCACTACATAAGCCATATGCTCAGTCCAAGGTTTAACCATCATATAAATCCACTTAGTATTTTGTGGTTTAGCTTTCATATACTTAACTACATTTCTAGCCCACATCATATATCCTAATACCAAACGAGGGTCTTTTTCATACATCATCTCACCATAAATTTCATCGGCGTTCCAAATGTGTTGAGGTAAGAAACCTTGATTGTATAATTCGTTACAAATGATTTTCTTCTTTTTAGTAGTTGCATTTGTAAGTTGTTGGTTAGCTGCAATCAATTGTGTTTGGTTAGTATTCAATTGAGTATTTATCTGATTTATAGTTTGGTTAAGATTTATTATCTGATTTTGTGCAGATGTTAATTGTTCATTTAATAATGCGTTCTCTTGTAATAACGAAGTATTTCTTGCACTTAATGAAACTCTTTGAATAGATTCTGCGGTTGCTTTTTGTATTGAGTTTTGTAAACTACCAATACTACTTTCTATTTTTAAATTAGCTTGTTGTGTTTGATTTTGTGATACAGCCAAAAGTAAATCTTTAGAATCCATTTCAACCAAAAGACTTTGAGTTACTATTTCCAATTCTTTAACCTTTGATGCTAAATCAAGAGTAACTGTGTTTAATCTTTCAACTTGCAATGTTAAATCACTTATAAGTTGAGTTGCTTCATTATAAGATGTTAATAAAATTGTTGGTGGTAATGATGGCGCATCCGGAGTAATCAATTCTACTATATTAGTATCTATTGATTTTATAACTTCAACCTCATTGTATTTTGGTTTTGTTAATTTACCAGAAAGGATACCATCAGTCGCAACAGATCCACTAAAGATATGAACACCAAAATCATTTTTAGTTTTGATTGCCAATGAACCACTAACTAAAAGTTCTGATATTTTATCTTCATTTCGTAAACCTGTCTTTATTAATCTCTTTATCATTTCTAATTCTTTGCTATACTAAATGTTATATTATCATCAAAATATTGAGAACCACCATCTTGCTCAATCATAAATTCTATTTTATAAACTCTATCAGCTTCCCAATTTGATAAATTAAGTTTTATATAATTTCCATCAGCATCGCAACTTATTTTAGAATAGTTGCCAAATGGAATTATAATATCATTGGATGCAAAATCTCTTATTTGATAATATGTAGTTTGCGGTAAATACTTTTGAGTAGTATATTGGAATTGATTTGAAAAAGTTTTTAATGGATATAATTCTCTACCAAATATTCTTATTTTAGCAATACTATTTAGTTTATATTCTTTCTTTAAATTATTAATACCAATTTTAATATCTTCTGCAGTCAATGCTATTAATGAACCGGTTACATATAATTGGTCATCCCAACCTATTCTAATCTTTGGTTGATATATCGTATGAGTCTCTTTACTAAAGAATTTAATTACACCATAATCTTCGGTATTTGATTCTACATCATTTGAATTATCTGCGTTTGCATATTTTAAAATAAATCCATCATTTGGTATAGAACCACTCATCCAAACTCTTAACATAGATTTTACATCCATATTAATATCAGAAGTTTGATAATTAAATGATTGAGAAGCTGCATATTGTGTCCACCAAGTTCCACCCACGCCATTGTTTATACTAGCCGTTGTAAATGAATTAAAATTGTTTTGCAACCAATCCAATTTAGTATCACCTTCTCTATAATTCCAAGTTGCACCCTGTGTTGATATATTATCAAAACGAGTACCAGTACCCATTTGCCAACTACCAGATAGTGCGCTTGCATATATTGTATATTCTAATGGAATTTCATTTGTTTGAGTTTCTCTTAAAATTAAAGTTGCATCATTAAATCCAATACTATTATCTGATATTGATTTTGATATATATCCTACATCAAATTTTACTAAGGCGTGAGATACATCTTTTATGTTCCCATAATATATTTTACTTATTTCTAAGATTTCATCAAGCCCAGTATTTTGATTGGGTTGTTGAAGATAAAGCGTTGCATCTTTTGATGCTGTTAAAAAGTAGTATCCCATTATTTTGCTCTTCCTTTTATGTCCGAATCCGGATATTTAATTTCAAAAATAGATGGGTCTAAAGATGGATATACAATCTTAGCTTTAGTTGCCGCTTCTATATTATATGAATTTGGTGCGTACTTACCTCCGCATTTATTTACTATTAATAAATTTGGAACAGATGAAACTCCTTCTATATTTGCTATTAATAATTCAACTTCACTCAAATTTATGGTTTGATTAAATTGCCAATTATCAATCTTAAAGTAATCTTTCAATTCAGAAATACATTTTGCCAATACCTCACTCTTATTATAATTCTGATAAACTGATATCTCAAATTCAATACCTATGTTTATAATAAACCCATCATTAATATTAATACCATCCGTTAATAATCTATACTCATTTAGATACGTCTTTACATTTTCTTTAACACCTCTACTAAGTGGTACTAATCTTCCAAATAAATCATACCCTAACAAATACAAATTAATTGCAAAAGGATTATTTTTTTCATTTTCATTTGAAGTCTTTCCAATTAAATAATTTGTAATATCTTCTTTTACAGATTGTTCAGATGGTTCTTCGCTATCAGGCATATTAACAAAGTTCATTACCAAATCAGTAAACTCTTGTAAATTGTTTGGAGATGCTAATATAGATGCGGGCGAATTATTATCAATTGTACCATCAGCCACAGCGTAAGCTTTTGCAACTGCTCCAAATTTTGCAGGCATTGATAAAACTCTTACTTGATAATCCTTTGCGGTTACTGCTCTATTTTGAGAACCAAAGTTTGCTAAAGCATTTTGTCTAATTTCTTCAACAGTCTCACCACCTCTACCTCCGGCAGCTGTAACTTCATTATCAATAGCTACAGAGTTTTTAGTAGCGTTATATATTGCCCTCTCTGCATCAGTTAGTGCTTGAGTATCTTCTTCAAACTCTATTTTATTGATTCTAGTCAATTGTCCAGTTGCTACATTTGATTTAACACCACCGCCAGTTAAATACTTAACAGTTATTGTTGTTGCTGATGGTGATGTTCCATATGTTTTTGTTTTCAAAAAGTTTGTAGGGTCAAATGATTCTTCTAATCTACTGATAGAATTTGGTAATCCCAATCCTACATTTTTAAGATTTGGAATTAATTGCTCATCGGATGCTGATGAATCACCTGCACCGAATTGGATAACAGTTCTACTTTCCTCATCTACTTTTGCAACAAATCTTCTTGGAGTTTTTATTGTTTTTAAAATGTATGGTACAGTTGTTTTAAATTGATACAAATCCGCATCATTTATTTCTGTATTTGGTACATCTATAAAAACCATTTCTTGTGCTAAATATGGCACTTCATACCATTTATTATTACCACTATCTCTAACATCATAAATTTGAATTACATCAGTTTCATCCAATACTATTTTTTCAAATGGAGAATATGAATTAAATGTAACTGATTTCTCTTTTAACTCACCAGATATTACTTGAACGTACTTTTTAATTAAATAAAAACTTGGCTCTCCCGTTGCAGCATCTCTTTGATAAACACTAACCTCTCTACCATTTTCATCAGAAAAATCAACAGCGTCTGTTGTTCTAAATACAATACCATCTTTTGTTGAAATTGATTGCAATCCTTCTTTAATTCTTAAAAAATATTTTGTATCAGGTAAATTATTTATTCCAGTTCCAATTGAAGGAACTAATTGATAAACCGATAATGTTGTGATTGCTGGGGATGTTACTTTTGGTTTATATCCTAAATATTGAGATAATGCTAATACACTTTTTATATCTTCAGCATATACCATCAATGATTCTTTTAACGTATCATCAATATAATAAGATAAAGAATCTCCTATATATGATGCCATTTCAATAAACATCATACCAGGCGATGATTCATTAAAGTCAGAATATGTTTTTGGGAAATAATTTTTTGCAAACTCTACTAGATTATTTCTAAATCCAATAAAATCCTTATCAAGATATTTTATATCCTTTCCTTTATTTTTAAAATTTTTATTTGTTACAGTTATTCCCATTTTTTATTTATTAAGCTGCTATTGTGAAAGATACAGTGTTTAAATCAGGTTGATTTAATAATCCAAACGTAACAGATACATTAACTAAGTTATTATCTCTATTATTATTTGTACTTTCTACATCTATTTGTTCTATTGTAACATATGGTAGCCATTGTTCCAATGCAATTGTTATAGCATCTTCAATTTTACCAGGCAAAGTATCATCATTAAAATCAAAAAGTAATTCCTGCAAACCACTACCAAATTCCGGTTGCATTACTCTCTCTCCCTTTTTAGTTAATAATAGATTTTTTACATTTGATTTAATTTGCTCATTTGTTGTAAAGGTTTGATTGAACGCAGTATTACCGATTTGGATTGGTAATGATATACCTATCGCATAATCTTCATACTTTTTAGTATCTTGTACTAATTTTTGTCCTAATACAATTGCCATTACTTCTTCTTAAATCTTTTTACAAGTTCTGAATAATCTCTATTCAAAGCTTTATCTATTTCAGCTACTCCAGTGTTTACTCCCAATCCAGTTGGTTGAGGTCCTTTAGCCATTTCACCATAACCCATTTTTTCAGCTATTGCACTTTTACCTACAATTGAACCCATGTCACCTTGTCCAAAGTTCATTGTTCTAAATCCACCATCCCCTTGCGGAATACCACCTCTTGTTTCATTGAGGATTTGATTAATCATTGGGTTTTTGCTGTATTGTTTGATTGGTGCGGTTTTTTGTTGAACCGATTCTATGATTGGTTCATCTTCTAAAATAGCCTTAGCCATTGAAATACCCTTTGATTGTGGTTTTTGTGCTACTTTTGTTTCAGATAGCATCTTTTTCATTTCAGCCTTCACACCTTCCTTAATTAAAGCAGGTAATTGCTCTTTAAGCTCCTCTTTAATCAGAATTTGAATGGCTTCTAATAGTTTATCCATGTCCATAATATTCTATTCTTTGTTTTGTTATGTTTATAAATATTTGAATTAAGTATTTTTGAGATTTAACTCCAAAGGGTAGGGTCTTTCTGCAATTCCCCCCAATATTTGTTAAATTCTCTAATTCTTTCCTCAGCTCCATTTGGTGGATTTTTACCATTTACTCTCCAACCACATAGATTTATTTGTTTAACACTAGCATCAGTAGCGTATTTTGATATGTTATTACTTTTCCAGAATAAACAAGCCGATTCAGCCCCACCTTTTGTTTGAGCTACTAAATCAGGATTTGCAATCCAATTATCACCAACCATTTTTCCAAATTTTTCATAATTTACTTTTCCGGTAACTTGTAACATTCCCCTACCTCTAAATTTAAAACCTTCACCACTTGATTCGGGCCCATTACCCAATCTGTTACCATATACATAGTTTCCTATCTTTTGCTCTTGCTTAGCATATTGATTAGCTTGAGCATCTGATTTGAAATATTTTGGAAATATTTGTAATAATCTACTAGCACTATACATCAAACTTTCTGTCTTAACTCTAAATCCACCAGTCTCTGCATGCACCTGTGCTAAAAAATGTGCTCTATCTAATGCAGTTTTACCAACCCCAACTTTTCTCATAGCTCTAACTAATTCATCTGGAACTTTTATTTTTGATTTATAATTTGGAATAGGTTCTATTTTTTCTTGATTTTTTGGATTATCCTCAGGTGGTAATTCTTTTTCTACTTCCGCTGCACCTTCTTCAGCTTCTGCATCAATTCTTTCTTCTAATATAGTTTGTTCTTCTTCTGTTGGTGGTTCTGCGTTGTCTGGAACTTCTTCATATGCTGTTGCCGTTGCCTCATTTATATCAGCACCCTCTAACATAGCTTCTTCTGATGCGGCTTGTTGAGCTTCACTCATTACTATTTCTTCTTCTGGAATTTCTTCTATATCTTCTACGTCCGCACCAGTAGATGCTGCTCCTCCCGGTCTAGCAGGTGCCACCATATATGAAGTCCAATTTATTATACCAGGACCCGGAGTTCCGATTGGTGGATACAATGATACTGTATTTATAATACCACTTACAGTAGATAGATGTGCTGTTGCATATGATATAAAATCATCTACTATAAGGGCGGTATTTTTTGTAGGAGGTATTACTGACATATTATTATGATTTCATCATTTGAGCTCTATACTCTTTTGTAAATGTTTTAAATCCGTGATATTCCCAATGCCAAACTTCATCAGGTTTATTACCATCTGATAAAGTAGTTGGGTTATAAAATCCAAATTTAGGTGCAGTTGCTGCAAAATATTTATACAATTTATTATTTTTTCTAACTTCGGCATTTACATCGGCCTTTATACTACCGCCAACCGCACGATATAATTCACGTATATCAACAGCTATACCAAATCCGTGATTAGACCAACCCGGAACTGCGGCCTTACCAGCTTCAAGTTCATTCCAACATTTTACCTGTCCTTCATAATCTCTATACCAACTTGATACAGTAAATTGAACATTATCTTTTTTAGCTTGTGCTATAAATTTACCAAAGAAAACAGCTGCTTCAGGATGTAAATTACCAGACCCATAACTACCAGCATTAACCCTTCCTAATGCACTAGCAGGAACTCCACCACCATTACCATCATGTTTCTTTGCTCCCTTTCTTAATATCTTACTTCTATCTACAACATACTTTTCAAATCCCGGCGGTACTCCGCTTTTTCCTATATTAGTTACGGTTTTTGCACCAGACACATCAGCATCTACTTTATTTTTTTCTTCAGGTTGATTTGGTTTTTTACTAGTTTCTTCTTCTATATTTATTTCGGAAGAAGTTTCATCATATGATATTTCCTCCGGTTCTTCTATAAGAGGTACTTCTTCTGTTGGTAATTCGGGTGTATCTTCTGGGTATGCTTCTACTTCAGATTCTGCCTCTGTTACTTCTTCATCGGTTAATGGTTCATCTGCAAAGAATTCTTCAGCTTGTCCATTTTCCACATTATTTTCTTGTGCAGCATCATCCAACAATTCTTCAGGATCATTAAATCTTGCTTGCGCTGGCGATGATACCGGTGGTGCCCATTGTCCGGGGTTTACTACTAAATTAGATGTAACTGAAACATTTGAAGTTGCTCCAGTTGCGGGTATAACAGGTATAGGAAAATTATTCATAGTTGCACCACTCCAATAAGCAATAACTCCTTTACCCATCTCACCAACCAAATCATATGGAGAGGTAGATGTTTGTCCTTTTAATAAAGCTGCTTTGAACAATTGAGTCATAGCTTCAACGTTTCCCTTTTGTAAAGATATTTGATGAAGTGAATCCTTACCTCTTTTAATAGCTGCATCATATTCGGTAGCATATGTTTTTGCTACCAAATCAATATCGTTTATACTATCAGGATTATTTGAAAGGTCTAATATATTATTTTTAAATGTTTGCCAAGACATAATTAACTATTTTGTTTATTAAGCATCATCTTCTACTTCATTACAATATCTAGTAGCCACGTCTATTCCACTTTCTGCAGTTTTCTTTGCAAAATTCTGAATTTTATATGAAAATGGGTCTTTTTTATCATGTACAGATGTATAATAAACCCCAACACTATCTCTTTGTTGATAAAAATAAAATCTATTTCCATTTTTAGGAGTATCATATGATTTGATAAATTTCATAGGTGTTGATAAATCAGGTTTTCCTATTGTTTCGTTTGATTTTGCTAATGCCGCCTTAGCTGCATCTTGTGTTGGTTTTGCATCCTTAACTGCGGCTTCGGTTGTTTTGTTTATTACAATTTTATCCTTTTGTTCTTCTGTCAATGGCTTACCTCCATTTCCTTCTTGAACTTTTTTAATTTCGTCTTGTGCACTTTGTTTAGCCTTTTCAGCAGTAGCTGTTGCTTTTTCTTCGGCACTTGCAATTCCTTGTTTTACTTTATCTTGTGCATCGGATACTGCTTTTTGTGCTTTTTCTTGCACAGTTGCTACAGCTGCTTCTGCTTTAGCTTGTGCACCAGCTACAGCTGCTTGTGCTTTTGCTTGTGCACCTGCTACTGCCGCCTGTCCTTTTGCTGCCAATTGTTTTGCTTTAGCTGCAGCGGCCGCTAACTTATCTTTGAATTTATTATTTTTAAGTTTCTTTGGTACTGGTAATTCTTTTTGTTTGAATTCAGGAACGCCAGGCAATTGTGGTACGTTTGGTAACTTAGGTAATTGTGGTACTGCAGGTGGTTTTGGTATTTTTGATTGTAAATCACCTATCGCATTTGTTGCTTTTGATGATACATCCCCAACTGCGTTTGTTGCCGTTGATGATACATTCCCAACTGCGTTTGTTGCCGTTGCTTGTGCATTTTGCGCTGTGCTTGTTGCTTGTGCAGTTAAATTTTCCATATTAAGATGTTTGGTTTAATTTACTTAAGATATTATTTAACTTGGATTTTATTTTACTAAAAGTTGGTAAATTTTCAGGTCCTATTTTAGATGGGCCGGAAGGTGTTAAGTAATTTTGTGCAACTATTGCATCCAATAGTTCTGCTAATAGTTCAACCAACTTCTTTCCTTTAACCAATGGTTCTAATTCAGTATCTCCTAAAAATATAGAACCCTTACCACTATGAATTGCAAAATCTTTATTATTTGTTATAAAATTAACATTATCTTTTGTACTAACATCAATACCACCTTTATTATCTATTGAAAGTCCACCATCAGAAATAAATCCATAATTCTTTTTTGAATAGAATAACATCTCACCACTTTTTGCAGATAATATTATTCTTCCAGAGTTTACAAGTATTTGGTCACCTACTAATTTATCAGGATAATTTTCAAAAGATTCAGGCTTTGTTTCAAAATCACCTTTACCTTTATCATCAACCTTACCAGGAACAAATCCTAATTGAAATTTATTAGATGTCATAGCTATTATGCTACCATCTCTATTTATATCTTCGTTAGTTACTTCACTATCTAATAATTTTTTAGATTCAGTATTTTCACCATTTCTTATTATAATTGTTGGTGATAATTTTTTTTCATCGTTATTATATCCAGAAAATCTAATTGATTGTCCAAATCTACTTTCAAATAAAGTATCACCTTCATATAACTTTAATTTATGAATACCTCTTTCATATAAAAAATAATCACCATGTCCATTATACTTAGCTGTTTCATTTGTAGTACTTCTTGATATTCCTGTTGATTGTACTTTTGAATATTCCTTTGATGCATTTTCAGTTACTTTTACAGGGCTAAATAGTTTTGATATACTAGTTGGGTCTGCATCTACTAATGGCGATAATTCGGGCCCTATTCTTTTATAATATGTAGTACCACCCGCTCCTTTTATAATTTCAACAGATTCATTTTTTACAGGAAGTGTTTTAAAATTTTTATCCAATGGATATGCAATAGGTAAACTAGCATCATCATCTGATGGTTGTCCTGTTAATCTATATTGAATAGCACCTACAAAAATTGATTCTTTGTTTTTAGAATCTTCTCTATTTTTTAAATAAGGATGTGTTTCATCTAATATTACACTATAAACTACACCTTGCGATTTTGCACCATCTGCTCCTGCGCTTTGGGCTGCTTGTACTGCTGATACGCTTGAATTTTGTAATCCCATATTACTTCATTTTCTTTTTTAACTCCTCCATTTCAAATTCCAAATCATCCACTCTTTCAACTTCTTCTTTGGTATTTTCTAAATCTCTAAGTAGTTGTTCTTTCTCAAATGGTGATAGGAATCCTTCTTGGCCTTCAGTCTTTTTATCAGCTGCTACAATCTTAGTTGCAATAGCCGCTAATTTAACCAAATGGTCATCGTTTCTAATTGAACTATCTATTAGTGAATTAATTAATGGTCCTAAGTTACCCATATCGCTTGGACTTCTAACCATATTTTTTAAATCATTGATTAAATCGCTGATTCTTGCTTTCTTATGTACTTGGTTGTTGTATATATCCTGAAATAACCCATTTAGGGATTTACCTGGAAATAATTCGAAATCGTTTGACATATTAATATATTTACATTTTGTATGTATATAAATATGGTTCTATAAAAATGTTGAAATTAAACTGGGATTACTTCGATTGTAATCTTTGGTTGATATCCTTCAGGCAATTGTCTATTAATACCTTTGAATTCGTCTACCTTACCTTTAAAGTAAGTTATTTGTAATATTCTATCCGTTAGATTCATTACAGTTTGAGATGATGTAGACATTTCTTCTGTATCTCTTTTCATATTCAATTGAGGTTTGGTTGGAAAGTATTCCTTTCTCATAGCTTGTGCTATTGCTTTCCAATCTTCTACTTTATCAACTGATTTCTCTGCTGATATCTTTCTCAATTTTGAACTTAGATATTTCTCACCGCTTGTATATCCGGCATCGGTGAACATATGTCCGTGGTTTGTACGAACAACAGGCGATTCGGAGTTTTGAAGTTTAACATCAGCCTTATGCTTTGATGTAGTTTCAATACTAACCATATGTTTTGGAGATGATACAAATGTATGACCTTTCAAAGATAATCCACTCTTGCCCTTATATGATAGTGCAGCTCTTACTGCATCCATTAGAGTAGGTTGCTTAATAATGTTTCTCATCTTATCACCATCAGGACCTGGCTTTCCACCTTTCTTTACAATCTTATGTTCGGCTTCATCGTGTCCAACTAATAGTGCTGAATTTACAACACCGATTCCATTTTCGTTTAAACCCTCACTCCAATCAGTTACTAAATCGTGCAGATATGCAACTTCCACACCATCAATGATAGTGTGTACTATTTCTAAAGAT